GATCAGGCTTTCCAAAAACCGATGTTAGATACTTGGTAGCAGAATTGTAGCCCGCCTTGGTTCCAGGAATTACGACCGCGCTATAAAAGAAGCCATCAAAAAAGCACAGTGTGCTCTTTTGCATTTTTTCCGAGCCAAGAACGCCAGGCAAATTATCCCCTGCGTAGCAAACATCTAACCCCTCACCCTTTGCCTTTTGTAAAGGCGGCCCAACATCTGGATATCTTTTACCAAGCTGATAGCCAAGCAGAGCCAGCGGTTTCCCTTCATCTATGGATAGATCAAGTGCGCCCGAATCAAATTTGTATTGGCGAGTACCTATTCCACTCACGTTCAATTCGACAAAAACCTGTTTAGCTCTGGCTACGGCGCCGGCGAAAGCCACAACCTGTGTCGGTATCAATTGTCGTCCATCATCAGACGCAAAAAGCTCTTCTCGAACCTTGCCGTCGTCAAATTTTACACTTGCATCACAAAGCGATTCGTCGGGTTTAGGACAGCCTTTGACCTTTCCGTCTTCCAGATGCAAAACCACGCCAGGCTTTCCATCTTTTTTGTCCAGTACCATCAAGGTAGCGCTGGGGCCGCCGCCATTCATAGGCTTTGCTGTTTGGCTGAAAGCCATCGTAACGCTTCCGCGCATCTCGTCTTTTACTTCTGACTTAACCCATTCGGCATTTACGAAAGGCGCGAACATCATTCCAGCCAATAAAGTTGCTGACAGCGAGCTTGCGTTGTTGCTCATCTATGCCACTCCTGTGAAAAGGTTTATACCTTATCACCGAGATCGACGGTGACGTAGCACCAGTCGCGCGCGGTCAAGCCACGGCCCGCCGAAGACAATGACCTCTGACGGCCTGCCATACAGGTGGTGCAGCAGGAAAGGACCGGGGCCGAACGTTGCAGCATCCTCACCTGGCAGCGCAGGATCAGTGCCGAGGAATATCCCGGCGTGGTTTGGGTAAACGGTGCGCCCTACTTCCATCACGATCATGTCGCCGCGCTGCGGCTGATCGACCCGATAGAAGCCGGCGGCCTCGTAGTTCGCCTCGTACAGGCTGGTGTTGTCCTTGCTTTCCCACCAGCCATCCGCGCGCTTGAAAGCCTCAAACTCCAGCCCCCACTCGCGCTTGTACCAATCGGCGCAGACCTGCCAGCAATCCCAGGCACCGTGTACGAAAGGTCGCTTCAGTAGCGGCACTTCTCCGGTGGGAACGATGGTGCGCAAATCCCCTTCCGGCCAGCTCAGGATGTGCCAGGGCATCGCCGTCGCTTCGCACATGGCGAGGTCGTGCGGCGAAGGCCTGCTGGTCGCATCTGGATGTGAATGAACAACTCCGATCACTTCGCCGACGTCTTCGGCCGCTGCGTACTCCTCCGGGTCGATTCGAAACTCTTCGTTCGGCTCAGTAGAGACGTTGCGGCACGGGTAGTACTGCTGCTTTCGACCCATCGCCAGCAAAAGACCGCAGCATTCTTTCGGATACTCCGCCGCCGCGTGCACCTGGATCGCGTTCAAAATGTGTTTGCGCATATCAGCTCCGTGCGATCAGCGAAACGGCCGGGAAGCCGCCGAAAGGCAGCGGATTGCCCTCGCCGAAACGCGGGATGCAGCCCTTACCCAAAGTGGCGTCGCACTCGTCCAGCTCGGGGTTATCGGTAACGATTCCGTCCTTGGTCACGTATGGTCCGGTGTAGCCGCAGTTCGGCCCGCGGTAGCCGCCAGTGAGGCACCAGTGGCAAAGGGTTGTGGCCTGACGACCGATGGATTCATTGCCTACGTCGCCCGGGCTAGCCAACTCCCAACTGACCGTCTCCCCGTCCTCGTTCGTTTTCTGGTCGATGTACCAGACCTCGATCGTCTCTTGGGTTGGATCTGCTGTCGGATTGCCGGCCGGGAAGTTGGCGGCATCGAGGTAGCTGCCGAGCGTGTGCCGCATCGTCAGCTTGAACTCGAGTAGATCCTCGAATGCCAGACAGAGCGCGGTGATACGCCCGTTGACGTTACCCACTGACAGAGTGGGACGAACCGCAGTCCCGTCGCCGTTCGCCCCGATGCCGTCGATCTGCATCGGCCAGGCGCTGTATTCGTTGCCCTGCCAGTAGATCGCCTTCGCGAGCAGTTGGTCTGCATTATCGCCGGCGGCGATCAGCTCGGCCGCCGAGTGCGGAATCGCGTGCCCGTGGAAGCGCAGCACGTCCGCGCCGTAGTCCGTGCCGTCCAATTCAAAGAGCAGCACTTCGCTGCCAGGCTCAAGCACCTGGATGTCACTGATCAGCGGCATGATTGCCCCTTATGGTTGGAATGCCCGCTCGAACGTGGCGGTGAGTTTGAAGACCCCGCCGCCCATTGGAGTGGGAGCTGGATTTTTGCAAGTGAACAGGCCGAGTTCGCCGAGCGGCGTTGTCCAGAGAAACGCTTTCGCGCCAGCGTGCCGGTCGAGGAACTTCATGATCTCCAGCACCGTGGCCTTTTGGCCGACGCAGGTAACCGGGTAGGAGTCCTCTTTGTTATTTGGTCCGTCGCCGACGTTTTGGGCGTAGCCATTGCCAAACTTCGAGGAGCGCACCCGATAGTTGATATCGGGTGTTTCCCCGCGCCCGGTTGGCCACGTGAATTTCTCGATGGCCATCAGGCCCTCCCATTTGCGTTTCGGAAGCTGGTACCGCCCGGGTACCAAGAGTCGGCGACGGCTTTTTCGGCCACCACCCGCATTTGCGACTGAAGGTTTTTCGACAGGGCCTGCTGGTCGATCTGCATCCCTTCGGAGCTGCGATCCTGCGTCATCACCGTCACCGGCGCGTTGATGCTGATTGCAGTCCCGGAACCACCGCCGGCAGCGATAACCCCCAGCTTTCCGCTGGAGGTCCTGGTCAGCGGCATGATCGCCTCCGGCCCCGCCTCCCCCATGACACCCGCCCCGCCGCTGGCCATACCGAAGGCGGTCGGCGCGCTGACGATGCTGTTGGTGAAGGCACCGCCATTGGCGAACATCTGCACGCCCGAAGACCAGGCACCGCCGAGCGCCTGCGGGAAGTAGCTGCTGGAGTATCCCGCCGACGATGCGCCGAGATTCGACGACGTCGCACCCGCTGATCCAGCCGCCAGCCCATTACCGCCACCGCCGCCAGTGAAGTAACTGGTGGCGGCACCCACGAGGCTGCTCAGCAGCGCCGAACTGGCCTGCCGAGTCGCGATCCGCGCCATATCCGCCAAGATCGACTTGGTGAAATCGGCAAACGACAACTTCCCGGTCATAGTGAAGTTGACGACTGCGTCTTCCATTGAGCTGAAGGCGTTACCGAACAGGGTCTTTGTCTGGCCGGCGATATTGCTCGCCGAGTCCAGGTAATTGGCCCAAGCCGACGTTGCGCCCTTGGTCCAGTCCCCTTGAGCTTTCTCGACATCGGCGTAGTTCTGCCGGATCTGATCGGTAGCCGCCTTGTTCGCGTCGGCGAGAGCCTGCGATTTCCGGCTGAACTCCTCCTCCGACATATTCCGCGACGGGTCGGACTTCTGATTTTCCAGTTCCAGCGACTGCTGTGCGAACCGATCCTGCTGGCTGTTCAGCTCATTGTTGAGTGCGTTCTGTCGATCGCCCTGCCCGACGCCGAGAACAGCTCGCTGCCCTGCCAGCTCCAGCGCTCGCTGCTGTTGAGCCAAGGCCTGAACGTAGGTGGTGATCGAACGCTCTTGTCGGGCGAGACGGCCGATCTCGTTTGTGGCCAAGACCTCGAGTTGGCTATCCGCGTCCTTCTGCGCTTTGACCATTCCCGCGCGCGCGTCGGCAATCTTCTGATCGAGCTGGATGCTTTGCGCGGCAGAAGTGGTCTTCTTCGCCTTCGCGGCTTCCAGCGCAGCAATCTCCGCCTCGTAGGCCGCAGTAACCTCGTCGCGCTCGTTGCCGATCAGAGCTTCGCGTTTCAAGGCGTAGTCAGCTTGAGAAACGAGTCCGGCCTTCTGCGCGGCGTCCAGTTCCTTCTGGGCGTTTTTGTACTCTTCGCTGATGGCTGCCAAGTTGTTCTTAGCATTGTTGAAGCCGGTCAGATCGACCTGAGTACCTGCCGTTTTCGCGTCCTTGAACTGGTCATTGATGTTCGACAGGTTCTTGTCGATTGCGGCCTGATTCAGGCGCGGATCGTTCGGCGCTACCTTGCGGATGTCTTCGAGCTGCCGCTTGTACTCCTTGATCGCGTCGGTACGTTTCTGCTCATTCGTCCATGCTGACTTGGTGAGTGCGTCGACCTTCGCCATTGAGGAGACGGCATCGCCCTGAGCTTTCGCCTGCTCTCCCTGCCACTTGGCGATATCGGCTTCTGCCGCTTTCTGGTCCTCCAGCATGTTGAGACGATTTCGCCGAAACTCGATCAGCGCATCCTTGGACTTCTGACTCTGAAATAAGCCATCCATGCTTTCAGCCTGCTGGAGATCATTCCGAGCAGTTTCGATTTCCGCATTGATGTCGCGGCGACCGATGTTCTTCAGTCCATCAGCAGCCCGAGCAACAGCGTTGTAACCCTTCTCCCAGAAACTCAGGTTCTCAAGGATCTTCGGCGTGCGTTGATTGATCGCATCAGCGAACGATTCGGTGGCCAGCTTCACGGCGCCGGCATGGTCGCCCTGCTTCTCCAGCGCGGTGATTTGCGAGTAAACCGACGCAGTCAGATAGTGGTATTGCTCATTAAGTGCGGCAGAGGCTTTGACCGGGTCGTCGGCGAGCTTGGCGAACTCCGCTACTGTCTCGCTCACCGCCTTGCCGGTTGCTTCCTGCATCGACACAGCAGCTTGAGTGATGCCGGTGAAGCTCTCGCCGGCGATCTTGCCGTTATCGGCCAGCAGGGCCAGCACGGCTGAGGCTTGGCCAGTGGTGCCAACGGTTGCGCCGACCTGACGGGCCATGTCGCCCAATTGCCCGGCGCTCACACCGGCGTAATTGCCAGTGAGGATTAGCGATTTGTTGTAGCTGTCCTGCTCTTCGCTGCCCTTGTAGAAAGCGTATGCCAGCCCACCCACTGCGGCGGTGGCTAGCGCAAGAGGGCCAAGAATGGCGAGCAGTCCCGCCGCACCCTCACCCGCACCAGCGCCCAGTTGTGCGACTGCGCGAACGCCGCTACCCCAGTCACCCGAAGACAGTGCATTCCCCAGTTGCACGACGTTTTCCTGCGCCTGGCGCGTGCCGAGGCGCAGCTTGTCGAAGCCGGTGGTGGTTCTGTTGAGTTTGTCGTAGTCCTTATCGATCTTGCTCAGGGCGGTGTTGTACTCGTCCTGGCTGATCCGGCCGGCATCCAGATGCTTGCCCAGTTGCTCGACCTGAGTATCCAGCTTCGCCAGTGCGGCACGCGCGGGGTCGATGGCGCCCAGCAGGCTGTTGAGTGCCTTCTGTTCATCCATGGCCGACTTGGCCAGCGCTACCTGCTGCTTGTCGAGCTGCGCCGAGATCTTCGCGGCCTCAGCCTCGCCATAGGCGCCGGTCTTGGTCAGCTTCGCCAACGCATCGCGCTGCCTGGCGAGGTCCTGTGTGGTCT